AAACAAGATCCACTATTTCCGAAGAAGGCTCCTTCAATGAGAAAACACGGTCTCCAACGGTTAAGTTGTTCTTGAATGTCTGTTCCAGAGAGTCTGCCATGGTCCACATGTCTCGAGTCTCTTGAGCCGAATTGTCTGGTGGGAAATATGCTATATCTACCAGAATAGACCTTTCCCGATGCGCAGGGTTAAGAATATTCCCAGCTTCGGGGGTGAGCTGAATGTAAAAAGCAGGTCGGTTAAAGCCCTGCTGGATCTCTTCCCCATGTATTTTTGCCGCGGGATTGGTTAGCGCAACTGCTTTAATAACCGCATCTCTGATATCGTTATAACCGGTCATATCTCCAGCTCCTTTATCAAATCAGCAAAAAAATCCTCAACTGCCCTATCCCATCCTGCAACCATTTCGTCATAGCTGACTTTTAGCATAAACGTTCCTGGAACAAATCCCAGCTCTGCTCGTTCAGTCTTTTTCCGTTTTTTTCGTGTGGCATAATATGACTTGCTTCTTCGATTGACTAAGACTCGTTCAGTATAATACTCTGGTTCTTCTTCCGGGCCCCGGGCAACAATTCTATGACCGTACTCAATCAGGTGCGCATAAGGCGATAGGCTTTTCACCTCTACCTTTATTGCCCCCCATCTTTCTTTCGGTTTGCTTTGCCTCCAGCTCCTTTTTAACTTGCGAGTGTCCCCCACTGGAGTCCGCTGCTTAATGGCCTGGACCAGTTTTTTACCCTGGGCAGTCAGAAATGCAGAACCCTTTTCGGGGTATTCGCGTAAAATATCGGCCGCGGCATTCTGCCAGATATCGACCCCATATACATCAAGACCCACGTTAATATCACTCCCCTGGCCCGGCCGGCTTATTCTCTACACAGAGTAATTCCAGTTCTTGATGCCGTTCATTAACATCAATCACTGACTGGATATACAACAAGCGTTTGCCATATTTGACACGCATTTCATTGGTTATACCCGAGCGATACCGGATCTTGATTCGGATGATTTCCTCCGAATGGGTTTCGAGCGCTTGAAAATATTCGCGGCCACGCAATGGTTCGACTGCTGCCCACACTGTAGCTACGTCAGTCCAAGTGCTGACGTGCTCATAGGATCCTGATGCTTTAACAAAAGTCTCCCGCTGAATCGTGATTCTTTTTTTTAATTCTCCTGCTCTCATACCGGTATCACCCGATTCATGCCCAGTAAGGCTTTAACCGCAAATGGTGGTTCCTGCATCTGCTGTGGAGTCGTGGCCTCACGATTTTCGTACCAAGTGCTGATTAGTAACAACATGGCCTGCCGGGTGGTCTGCGGCACGTCAGCAGCATCACCATAGCCACAATCAAAATTGACGATGATCCCGCCGGCTGGGTAAAGCTGCTCGGTCGGCCAGCTGCAACCGTAGGCCAGGACAACCCGGCCTTTAACCGTATCAGTCTGGAAGATGTAGTTATCATCGTCCCAGGTCGTGGACGTCCCCGCGGTATCCTTGTAGATTACCGAATTAACCTTTTGCAGTGGTGGCAGCGGCAGTTCAATAAAGCTGTCACTTGGCCAGGCGTCCAGTGTCAGTTCCCATGTCTGGGTGATATAGGCCCGGTTCTGGTAGTCCTGGCACCATTCCCGGGCGGCCGTGGTAAGCGCTGATAACAGTGCATCCTCAGCCGTCTCCCCGGCAAAGGTCTGTATCGATACTCCAAATACACAGGCACCGGTGGCCACAGTGGCTACCGCCCGTAGATAACGTTTCCCACTAGTGTACTCCAGCTCATAGGTCAGGTTATCGTTGGCACTGGTCACCGCCGCGAATGCTCCGCCAGTGACATCTACCCAGGATTCGCTGACTGAATCCCGGTCCTGCAGCTTGACCGTCACGGTCCCAGCTGAGCAGTCCCCGGCTTCCAGCAGGGCCAACACCCGATAACCTATAACCTCGACAGCGGCACCTTCCAGAGAATAGGCCGCTGCCACAATGTGGCTGGCAGGCGCTATACTCTGGTTGGTGGTAACCGCGCTGTCCAGGTCATCAGAGTCCAGGCGCAGATGGGCCTTGACCTCTGCAAGGGATAACGGTTCAATTTTGGGAGCTGTCTTTAATGTCAGGCCCATATCTTTCACCTACCTCAAATAAAGATACACTGTACCCTTTTTGGTATCGCCAGCATTAGTGATACTCAGACTTAACTTGTCATTTGCTACACAGCCCAGGCTTGACGCCAGGACCTGCTCAGTATTTGCCGTGTCCCGATTGGCACCAGCACCCATCAGTGTATCAGTGCCATCTTCATCATTAATGACCACATCATAGTTATCATCCGGTGCATCTGGAGCAGCAGCTGGTACAGTTACCAAGCGGATTATCTCACCGCTGAAAAAGTTTTCAGTAGTCTTGGTAGCCAGGCCAGCATCAGCGCCGGTACCTGCGGTCCAGTCAAAAGTGATCTTTTTCACTGTACCGAATATTTCCTCGGTCAGCGTTACGCTTCCCTTGTCAGCCAACTTCCTTCCCCCTTTCCATTTGATGGGGTATAAAAATAGGCCGCCCCGTTCAGAGACGGCCTATTTAGGTTAATTTAGGGCTATTACCGTGCTTGCATCGTTTGTGGCACTTCCCACCACCAATAATAGCTTAGTCGTTGCAAGCGATGTTCCGGTATCTCCGGCTACGTTCTTAACTGTGTATGTTTCAGTTCCGTGGTTATATACAAATGCTATTTGTCCGGCGGCAAGTCCAAGGGTCAAGGTTTTTCCGCCTGCGGTCATTTTCGCGGAGATTACCAGTTTGGCTTTTTCAGCGGCTACTAGCGCATAATCCACAGCCTTCTCGATTGTCGCCATGCCGATCACGCCGCCAGTTAATATACCAGCCACATTCCCCGTCACGTTACCGGTCAAGTTGCCAGTCACATTGGCTTCGATGCCGGACTCAGTAATTTTCAAAACCGTAGTCCCAGCCGTGACGCCGAAGAATTCCAGTAATCCGCTTACCCATTTGGATCTAATTAAGGTTGACATATCATTACCTCACTTTCATCCATACGCTTTGCGTTACGCCCTGGTTAGGCGGGGGCCAGATCAACTGGCCCCGTCAATTTACTACTAAGCAGCAGGAGTCGGCTTGTAAGCCGCATCCTCGATGATAATGCAGGTCATCAAGTTGCTGGCATGAGAATTGGCATAACTCATGCCTATATATTTCCCGGCCGGGATGATTGCCGGGTCAATTACAAAATCTACAATGAAGTTGCCGGTAGCATCGCCAACAGTCAATGCCTTGGCAGCAGTCTGAGCGACTCCATCTTTAAAGATAGACACATCGGCGGCAAGAGCCGCGGCATTCGTGCCCGTTGCATCGTCAGCGGTCTTGGGAGTCAGCACCAGGTCGGTGGCATCGCCCATGGTCACGATGCAGCGCAGGATCTGAGACTTGGCACCGGCGGTCGGCAGAACATAATCATCAGCTGCAGCTGCCGTGGTCTGCAGAGCCATAACGACTCTGGATCTATAATCCATGATAGCTTTATCCATCATTGTTCTATTACCTCACTTTCTGTATTAGGGAGCCGCTACCTAGCGGGCTCCCAGAGTTACGAAGCTGGACAGGGTATAACCAGAGCTTCCTTTGGCTGGGGTGATCGCGCTGTTACGGTAAGGGGCGCCGTTAAAGCGATAGATGAACCGGAAGGCCATCTCATCATACAGGAACCGGACATGAATGGACTCGGTAGCCTGCACGTTTTCTTTGTCAATGCCGAGATACTGTTTCGGATCAGTCAGGAGAATGTCGCCTACATCGCCAGGCTTAGCACAGGATTCATGCGCGATTACCGGACGGTTATATAGAGTGCGTTTTTCAATGAACTCTTTGGCCAGCGGGGAGATCGCGCCACCGGTGCCGATCGGCAGAACCATGTTCTCCAACTGGGGCTCAAGCTCTTGGTTGATATACCATACAGCATTTTTACGGTTGCGGGCGATCATCCGGTTCCACATCTTCTGGATGTTTTCGTGGACTACCGTATCATTTGGCTGTCCGGTTTCCTTGGTTATAGAGATTAAGGCCCCTCCGGTCAGCATCCCAACCGGCTGCCCGATGCCGGAGCCGTTGATGATAGCGTCGTCCAGTTTGTATGCCATTTCCTCTGCATATGCCAAAGAGATGATGGCTCTTAATGCAGTCGCATCATTAAGCAACTCATCGGTGGCATAGCAGATGGCCATAAGTTTTTCCAGTTCGATCTCGAGCTTCCGCCATGAGGGCTTGCTTGCGGTTACGGTTGCAGCTTCTGCAGCCCAGTAAGCCTGCACGCCGCCCCATCTGGAGCCATCGGCTCTGGCAGTTTCATCAACGCCCCAAGTTTTCAGAGAGTTGCTATTAGGTCCCAAAGGTACCATGCGGATCAACGGTGCTACCGATGCTTCTGACAACATCCCCTTCTGCAATTCCTCAATGAGATCCCCGTCTAGCATGAAGCCGCCATCTGCTCCAATGCCGACGCCCATACCAGATGCAGCTGCCTGGGGAGTGGTCAGCAGACGGTTATCAATCTGGCCTCCGGGTTTATAAGCTCCGGCTACTGCCTGCAGGAACTCACCGAGGCCGCCCTTCCATTTCTTTGCATCCCGAGGAGATGTAACGACCGGTGCAATGATTGGTTCAGCAGGAGTATTGTCAATGGCTGCTTGTGCATCAAGTTCCTTCTGAGCTTCGATCTTAGCTTTCATAACCTTGATCTCGTCCTGTTTGGCCTGGATTTCTTCCAGGATCGCATCCGGCTTTTCGTTGAGGGCTTTCGCCTCTGCATATAAAGCGTCCAGTTTAGCCAGTAAAGCCTTTAACAAATTTATCACCTATCCTTTCGTTTTAGAGCTCAAGCTCTAGCATCAATTTCGCCTTGGCGATTTGCACCGCCTGGTTGTCAGGCTCGGGTTCTGGTTCGGGCGGTACCGGTTCAGCTCGTGCCCTCGTTGGTTTTTTAACTTTGGGAAACTCGGGAACGTTCTGGAATCGCGAGACATCCATTTGCTGGCCGTTGATTAAAAGCAGGCCATTTCTCATGGAAGCTGCAACTTGCTTGGATTCTTCGATCTCATCAGCAAATCCATAATCAAGTGCATCCTGTGCAGTCATCCATGTCTCATCAGTCATCAACTCAATGATGTCGTCCTTATCGAGCCCGGTTTTATCCGCGTAGGTTGCAATAATGGACTCGTCAATCTTATCCATGTCATCGGCCATTTTGCGCATATCATCAGCGTTGCCGATAGCAATGGTCCAACATTTATGGACCATCATCATTGCGTTCTTGGGCATGATTATTTTGTCTCCGGCCATCGCAATGACTGAC